TACATATAATATTAATTGTGCGACTACGAATATCAAACAACTACAATGGAATCACGCTTGTGTCACGTACACGGGTGGTGGTAGTAGTTTAACGTCTAGAAAGTTTTACCTTAACGGTCAACTTGAGCCAGCCACTTTAGATAATACAGAAGGAACACTACTCAATCTACCAGCAAATACCCTATTAACACTCGGTGCTCGAAAGCCCACCGCGACGAATACATTCGCGTCGACGTACTTTGATGGACGAATCTCCGACTTCAAACTTTACGACACGGCCCTCACAGCCGAAGAGGCCAGGACCCTCTACGATATGGGTCGCAATGGGAGTGTGGCGAACCCCCAACCCCTGCACATCGCGGCACCTTTGTATGCTCCCGGTGTACCCGTACAAATAGTTTCTAAGGTTTATAAAAAACAGGTAGCATACGGTTCAACTAATTCTGATAGAAACATAAAAGAGTTAGATATATCAATAAAACCTAAATTTGCAAACTCTAGAATTCTTTTACATTGGATGATAAACGGTGAATTACACCAAGACAATGTTATACGCGTCGCTAGGGATGGTTCGTATATAATACACGGGTACAACGAAACACAAGGAACAAATCAGTGGAGTGGTGTAGCGGCTGGAGCGTACGACCAGAACCAAGATTCTACACCGAGTAATTTTTGTATAGATACATACGATGAACCAGGTGGTACGAACACCTATAACTATCAAATATATATAGGATCATCTTCAACGGGTAATTATCCGGCTTATATAAATCGAACGTACATTGGTGGTGCCAGCAATTATCACGAGGCAGGAATATGTTTTATGAGTGCTACGGAAATTGCTCAGTGAAATTTTATTTGGATATATTAAATGTCGGACGTGACACAGGCGTTAGTTAGTTTATATCCGAATTGTGAATGGAGTATAGAAGATGGTATGTATGAAAAATTAACATGGACCGATACAAATACTTCCAAACCAACCCTCGAAGAATTAACAGCTAAACAAGAAGAACTCACGGCGGCCCAACCTATGAAAGATCTCCGTAAAGAACGCGACGTGTTACTCATCAAAACGGATAAGTACGCTCTTCCAGATTGGCCCCACGAATCCCTCGAAAAACAAAAGGAATGGCTCGACTACCGCCAGGCTCTAAGGGATCTTCCCACGGCGACCGAAGATCCGGCGAACGTTGTTTGGCCAACCGTTCCAACTGCATAGACCCCACACCTAATAACACGTAAATCATTTCTTACGTTATATTAGATGTCTATCAATAATTTGAATACGTACCTGAACATCAAGGACTCCCACCTTCGGGTGGTTTCGGGAAACGTATACGCACAGGCGATGAATATTGGTGGAATAAATGTAGAGACCGCCCACGGTCTCCAGAGTGTTTCCAACACGGGGAACGTTACCTCGAATACCATCCAATTCTCTAACGCGATAACGGGTTTCGTGACGACCGCGAACGCTCAGATCGGTCGGGATCTCATAGTGTCCGGAAATACGACGGTTTCGACCGATTTAACGGTGAGCGCGAATGCTACGGTGGCGGATACACTCACAATTTCCGAACATGTAATAGCATCGAAAGAAGCGACCGTCACGGGTAATTTACACGTCACCACGATTCGATCGGATTCCAACGTGGTCGCCGAATACACGGGTCCCCACGACCGACCCCTGCGGAAGTACCCGGAGGTGGCTTTGACTTCGGCTTCGCAGGGTGGGTATGTAGTAACCAGATCTTCAGAAAATACATCTTCCGGACATTATGCATGGGAACTTTTTGATAATATTAGTACGACAAAATGGTTAGCGACATCCGTCGATAGCTATAGTACAACTTCCCCATTTTTATATAATGGTAGTAATAACAGTAGTGTTATCGATGTTACAAACACACCACATAATGGTGCTTGGGTTAAACTCCAATTACCCGTATCTATAAAACTTTCACATGTAATTCAACGTGATAATGACGATCCATCAAATAGAGTACCAGGTGTAGTTACATTTTTAGGAAGTAACAATGGAAGCGAGTGGACATTTTTAAAAGAATTCACAGGTCTCAGTAATGCCTTTGTAACAGAAACAATGTATGTAAATTCTACAGTTGCTTACAGTCATTATGCCTATGTCGTAAAAAATTTATCCGACGCTGATGGTCAACTTGATTTAGGCGAACTCGAATACTACGGCTACGAAGAAGGCAGTGGCTCCCTAGACACCACCCTAAAGTCCGTGTATAACGTGCCGGCGACCACGGGGACCCAGTTGGAGGTCTACTATGATGGGCAAGACTATACGGCAGATACAGATTTTGACCAAGCGAACGAAGTTTTGGATAAGAGTGGAAATAATTTACATGGTTCACAAACTGGGGGTGTTGGTTTTGATTCCACCTATAAAGCGTTCACGTTTGATGGGACTGGAGATTACATATTAACATCATCCCTGTCTAATTTTACGGATACTGGAAAATACTCTATCTCATTGTGGATAAAAATTCCAAATTATTCAACGAGACAACAAGTGATATATCAATTTGGTCACGGTATTGCCGGAGAATCTTTCGGTCTGGATTTAACCAATGGTGTACTAACTAGCTTTGTATTCCTACAGACGAATAATTTATCGTCGACGGGTACAAAACATATACAGAATAATTGGTTTCATTATACCAACACGTTTGATTCAGACGGAACTCGTAGTAATATGTACATAAACGGTGTTTTAGATAGTTCCACATCGGCGATGGGACTCGCGACGATACCATCAAATCCCTACCTTATATTGGGTTCCCTTTTTATAGGTGACGATCCCACCGCGCCCACGCCCGCGGGGGTCCACCCAAACCTACACTTCGATGGTTCCATCGCGAACTTCCGTCTCTACTCCAAGGCCCTGAATGCCGACCAAGTGAAGGAACTCTACGATTACCAAAAGGATTATTTCTTGGGGTCCAAGTCCCAAGTGACCCTGTACAAGGGACACTTGGGCGTGGGGGTCACCGAACCCTCGGGCCAATTGGAACTCGCGGGAGATGAGCGGATTCAAGAGTATCCTCCGGGTCCTATGAGTGGGTACGAGACCTTGATTCCGGGGCATGGGGTGTTTTGTGCGAGTGCGAGTAGTACATATTCCTCTTATTATCCATGGGAGGCATTTGAACATGTTGATAGTGATCTAGGTTGGCATTCACTCCTTAGTGTAGATCCTTTCAGTGGTACTAATAATGCTTACTCGGGTAGCTCAGCGTTGGGAAGTTATACAGGTGCATATCTTAAACTCAAATTACCATACAAAATTGAACTGAAATCTTTTAGCGTCCGAAATAGGTCGGATGGTAGTACCAATGGAAATTCTTCCCCAGAAGATTTCAAAATTATTGGTTCAAATGATGAAACAAATTGGGAAGAGTTATTTTCTATTTCCGGGGTTGTATGGGCTTCTACACAAATAAACAAAATATATTCAATTACATCTAACCCTAAAACTTATAGATATCTGGCATTCGTGTGTACTCGAACAGTTGCTGACACAAGCGTGATCATAGGTCATATCAAACTCTTCGGCACCCCCGGTCCCACGACCCTCGATAAGGGTTCGCTCACACTAGGAAGGTCCCTCGATGTTCCCCGCATTTCGCGGTACGACGTGGATACGGAAACCCCGAGACCCGAGAAGTTATTGATTGATTATGATACAACGGTAAATTCTTCATTAACTGATATCTCGGGGCAGGGGAATCATGGGGTGTTTAAGGGTACGAATATGAATTATTCGTCGGCCGATAAAGCATTCGTGTTTAATGGGACGGATGATGTAATTCACAATAATTTACCATCAGAATTGGTGGGTGATCCAACACTAACAATTTCGATGTGGGTAAATCCTATTACTTTAGCAACTGCTTCTGGTAATTATGATACTTTCATCCATATAGGCAAAAATTCTCAAGATGATCAAATACAATTAGCGTATTATGGGTTTGACGGGTCCCACCTTCAAATCGGTGGATATGGACAGGGTATGAAAACTAACGACGCGTCCGCTGTACCCATTGGTCAATGGACACATCTATGTGCGGTAATAACACCTGGTGCCTGGAGTGCAACAACCAAGAAATTGTACATTAACGGCGAGTTCTTTCCCACCACGTTGAGTGGTGGTGGTACGAGTAGTATACCAACTGGATCAACTACGTCTCGCCTTGTTTTTGGTGGAGTAGTAAATGGTTCGGGAGGGTATACCCACCATGCAAACATTAAAATGTCCAATCCTAAAATCTACAACGTCGCCCTCGAACCCTCGGAGGTCAAGAAACTCTACAACTTGGGCCGAACCGGGCGGTCCATGGTCATCAGCGACACGGCCGTCGGCATCGGGAAAGCCCCTGAAGCGCAGTTGGATGTGAGGGGGAACTTGAACGTTGACGGTGTGATCACGACTCCACAGAGACCTGTATTTTACGCGTACCACGCCGCAAATGGGGGGGCGACCCACGGTGGTTCGGGATTTACTCACTATACCGCCAATGGATACACAGGAATTATAAGATTCAAGGATACAAAAATTAACGTAGGTAATTGTTTTAATACGTCCGACTACAAATTCTATGCTCCCATAACCGGGTATTATTGGTTTGAATTTACTGCTTTAGCTCGTGAGGGTTCAGCCAATGGAGCAATGGAATTGACACTATTTAAAAATGGGGCGAATGCGGCGCAGAGATCTTTTGCTTACACATATGTCCTTGGAGCCTCTGACCACGATTTTCTTGCCATTCATATTCCTCTTTTCTGTAACGCAGGTGATAATATATATCCGGCCATAAAAGCCTGCTCAGCGGGTGTTAATTTATATTTTGGTGAAGAACTAGGACATTTTAGTGGATATTTCATAGGATAAATATCTATATAAACAATAGAATAGATAATGGTTTTGGATTCAAAAGAAACCATAAAATGCCACTATGTATGCAAAGTACTTGAATTTTTCGGAACTCAAGCTACGTGTTGGGGTAGTACATGGGAATCGATAGAAGTTCCAGAAGGTCAAGGAAAGCCCGGTAAAGAACAATTTGATACCAAATTACAAGAGTATATAGATGAGTTCACTTATGAGATTTTGAGACGAGAGCGCAATAAGCGCCTCGCCGACGTGGATTGGGTTTTCTCTGAAGATTATTCGATCGATGATGACTCGTACCAACAATGGCTCACGTACCGCAAAGCCTTACGCGACCTCCCTTCACTCACAGAAGATCCGGAAAATCCCGTTTGGCCGGAACA